ACAGATTAAAAACATAGTTTATAAATCCGAGGCTATCTTAATAAAACATATTTAATTTTACAGCCGAAATTTGCACTAAAACAGCTCTTTGATTTCATTGTCAAAGGGCTGTTTTTATTTTATAATGATAATGAGGTGAGTTGTATGTGGGTAAAGTATAACCCTAATCCCGCCGGAAGACAGGTCGGGGATTGTGCTGTAAGAGCACTCACAAAAGCCCTGAATATCGACTGGGAGACAGCATATGCGCTTATGTCCAATAACGGCTTTAACATGTGTGATATGCCTTCCAGTGACGGCGTATGGGGCGCTGTACTACGACAGCACGGCTTTTACAGATACGCTGTATCAAACGGCTGTCCTTACTGCTACACTGTTACAGACTTCTGCAGAGACCATTCAAAGGGCGTTTTTGTTCTCGGCTTTGGTGGGCATTGTGCGACTGTCGCCAATGGTGATCTGTATGATTCGTGGGACAGCTCAAATGAGATACCTCAGTTCTACTGGACAAAGGAGCTTAAATAATGGCACTACCATACTACAATAACAGCAATTATCCGCTGTATAACCAGCCTCAATACCAATCACAGCAGCAGGCTCAGATGCAGACAGCAGGCTGTATGATGGTGCCGAGCGAGGATGAAGTACAGAAGTATCCTGTCGCTCCTAATACTGCGATGGTGTTTCTTCTGCAGGACCTTTCCGCTTGCTACATAAAAGCCACAGGATCCTCGATGCTCGATGCTCCGAGGATACAGAAATATGTGCGGGATGACCAAACAAATACACAGATAAATGTGCAGAATACACAGAAAAATAGCCCTGATTATGCGGTAAAGGCAGATATAGAGAAGATACAGAAACAGATAGACTCGCTTAATGAACAAATCAGACCTCTGCTCCGGAACACTAACAACAGAAAACCCGAGGTGAAGAACAATGAACAATAACCCGATGCAGTTTTTACAGCAACAGTTTCAGGCTCTTCAGAGCAATCCTGCTCAGTTCTTCAACCAAATGAAGATAAGCATACCACAGAATATAGTAAATGACCCGAATGCTATTTTACAACACTTCCTGTCAACGGGTAAGTTTACGCAGGAACAGGTAAATAGTGCATATCAGGCTTTTTATAATATGAAACACTGATATAAACCGTCAGTGCGCAGGGCGGATTATATAACCCGATAGGGCATAGAGTAGGCACTATCGGCACTCTACAGTTTAGGAGGAAAAACTATGGCACTTTCAGATGAGACCGTAATGACAATGCCTGTAGCTCCTACAGGAGCAGGACATGGCGGCGGCTTCGGCGGCTTTGGTAATGACGGATGGTGGATCATACTCCTGCTCCTCGCTATGAACGGCGGATGGGGCTTCGGCGGTATGGGCGGATATGGTATGATGGGCGGCTTCGGCGGTATGTACGAGTTCCCCTGGCTGCTCAACGGACAGAACGGCATAAACGCTAACACGAATGCGGGCTTTGACCACGCAGCAACACAGAATTCACTTAACAACCTGTCAACTGCTGTTACAAGCGGCTTTGGTGATGTGCAGAACGCTCTTTGCAGCGGCTTCGGAAACGTGCAGAACTCTCTTTGCAGTGGTTTTGCAGGCGTAAATGCAACTGTGAACAACGCGCAGAACGCTATCGCACAGCAGCTCTATGCAGGTCAGCTCTCTGATCTCGAAAGATCCTTCGCAGCTCAGACCGCTGTAACAGGCGGGCTGAATAATATTTCCAGTCAACTCGCACAGTGTTGCTGTGATAACAGAGCGGCTACCGCCGATGTGAAGTATACACTTGCTACAGAGGCCTGCAACACAAGAGCGGCTAACACTGCTAACACACAGGCTATTCTTGACAAACTTTGTCAGCTTGAACTTGATAATGCAAAAGCCCAGATCGAGGCTAAGAACGACACGATCGCACAGCTCCGCTCTGAGGTTCTTTATGCAAAGGGACAGGCTTCTCAGGATGTGCAGACAGCTCGTATCCTTGCTGGTCAGAATGCAGAGATTGATGCTTTGTATAGCAGACTTTCTAACTGCCCCGTTCCGAGCACCCCTGTATATGGCAGGACACCTATCTTCACTTGCCCCCAGAATGTAAATGCAGGCTGTGGGTGCGGTAATGGTTTTGCAAACTGATAGAAGGTGAAGCTATGGCAAAGTATATTACATCTACGGATCAGAATGTTGCTCTTAATGGCACATTCCCGTTTGACATTGTATCTATCCCGTGTAACAAGGGCTGTGTTGTCCCTGTCACAACCGGGGTTGTTAATTTGCGTAGTGGAGTTAGCCAGGCGGCAAGATATGATGTGACAGTACAGGGAAATATATCAATTCCGACCGGCGGTGCGGTTACACCTATCGCAGTTGGTATCACTATCAATGGTGTGGTAGTACCTGACAGCGTTGCCATCATCTCACCTACCGCAGTAGAGAACGTGTGGCACATCAACACCTCTACTACTGTGACAGTTCCTTGCGGATGCTGCCTATCAGTATCCGCAGCGTATGTCGATGCAACGGAAGATGATGCGGCTGTTACACCCACACCGTCTATACTCGTGAGAAGATATGCAAGCCTGAACATTACACGAATTGCTTGATAGGAGATATAGTCATGAAAGAACTTTACGAACTGAAAGATATGCTCCTTGATAAGCTCAAGGAGTACAGCAAAAAGGGAGACCTGACATCAGGCACACTTGATGTAGTGGATAAGCTCTCACACGCTGCAAAGAATGTATGCAAGATCATAGATGATATGGAGAACGAAGGCAACTACAGCAGAGGCTATCCATACTATGATGACTACTCATACGCACGAGACAGAGGCAGAATGCCCCGCCGTGACGGTATGGGGAGATACAGCAGAGCAGGCAGTGATATGATCCACGAGCTTCGTGAGCTTATGGACGATGCGCCTGACGACAAAACAAGACAAGAGTTTCAGCGCTTCATTCAGAAGATGGAACAGATGTAAAGGGTAGAAACAAAGCCGGTGCTTACGCATCGGCTTTGTTCATTATGATCTGTCTTGTTTCGATATATGCGTCAAATATCGGTATGAACTCAATGCCTGCATGAGCCAAGGCCTCTGCGCATAACCGCAAATACTCAGGTGTTGGCAGGCTCAGAGGCTTGTCAGTATCTACAGTATACATAAGAGCCTTACGCTTGACGGTTCTGCCGTCTATGATCACAGAGACCGTAAGCTCTGACTTCTTCACCCCAGGAGAACACACCAACTTATCAAGGTGCTTTTCCTCGTCTGCATCTATCATATAGACAGGCGTGTCTACGATATGCCCTTTTTTGTTTTCAGCTGTCAACATACCATCCCGATAGCATAAAGCATAGTCGTGCAGATGGTTGATTCCGAGGAACTCAGCGGACGGGCATATATCCTTGATACTACAAGTCAGATTATAGGGTAAGACTATGCGGGTTTTCGTCTTTGCCATAGTACCACCATATTTTCAAAGATTAGGCTACCACGCTTCACGCTGTGGTACTTTAGAGGGTGGGGTAGTATAAGTTACTACCCCAAAATTGAAAGCCGCAGAGGGGCGTTTCCGTGCGTTATACGCGAAATCTATTTTTCGTCTTTATCATCCCTGTGCGTAGCGTCCGTTATACCTTCCCCTACTATGTAAGCAATCAGTGTACCAGTAGCGGTAATAAGGGCTGTAGTTTTGGTCTGTTCTTCTTCGGAGTACCCGAAAAGCACCATGATTGATACCACAAAGCCTATGAGAGCGAGCCAGAACTTTCTTGAAGTCAACTTATTTCTCCAGTTTCTCATATTATCACCTTCTTTGAATAGAGCTATTCTATAAAGGTACAAGAATAGCCCAGTTAAAAGACCCTACGTGGTCCGCAGCTGTACCGACTTAAGCGTGTAGGGTTCATATACTGGTAGAGACATAACTGTCCTTACCTTCTCTTGCTTTCTTTGATATTGATATCCTGTAAAAGATAATAGCTTCCCCATAAAATCAATACAAGGATTATCCTAAAACAATAATTATCATTATTATTGTTTATAGCATACGCAAAACAAGGCAAAGCAACTAAGGACAGTATTACGAATTCTATAAAAAACCGTGTCATTGCACAAATCCATTGTTATCCTGTAATCTTGCATATACACGCCGGATGTGTTCAATGGCAAGACCGCAGGCGTTATTCTTGAAATCAGGGTGTTTAGCGCAGTACCCCTCATATGTGTCTATCTCTTCCAATGTCTGCTGAAAGTATTCCCGGCTATGATGAATGCCATTGATGAGCTCGTCATCGAAGCGCATTATCCTCGTCCGGGCGCTTGTAGCAGAGGAGTGATCAACACGTTCGGAGATCTCCTGCACCAGAACTGTGAGCTTGTCTATCTTTTCTCCTGTCTTATCCTTACGGGTAATAAGATACTGCAGCAAGCCCCACAGGCCCGATGAGGCGAAAACAGCCCCGATTATAGCGACTATTATTTCACTGTCCATTAGGCGGCACCCATCCCCGCCGTTCAAGTTCTGCTATCACCTGTGGTCTTATTCTCGCGGGTACTTCCTCTATTGTTTTCTGTCCCTTTTCGACAAGGTCTGCATATACTTTGATCATATCAACTCATCCTCCGCCGTTAGCATTTCGTACAGTTCACACAAAGCAAGCTGCGCATCAAGGAGCTGTGCGTTCATATTGCTGTTGTTATCCGTCATCAGCTTGATGTACTCGTCTTTCGTGTATCCCACATAGTCAAACTCGTACTGTGTCTTGTCCTCTTCTCCTTCCGGATCCGGAGTAAGAACTTCCTTAATGTTGGATGCAACGAAAACCATCGTCTCTTTTACATCGACTTCTTCGGGTCTCTCGTCACTATACGTTTTACCGTAGTTTATCATGCGTTTTTCCCCCTTATATTACTTAAGTAGTATTCTTCCGCATATGGTTCAAGCGGATAGATATATGCTTTATACAGCCTGTAGGAATTGCAGTGGGTGAGCCAACCATTGTATGAGCTGATGGAGCACCATTCATGGAAGTTCATTTTCCTGCCCCTCTCGACTTTCTTCCGGAGCGCCCGCAGCTTTTTCCGCATATTCTGATATGTGGTCTTCCTGAGCAGGATGTATCCACGAAAAAAGCGGTATCCGAGGAAGTCAAGCCCTCGCACAAAAGTCGGGAAAATCTGCCAGTTCTCTTTCACATTGAGCCGCAGTTCCTGATGCGCGTATGCTTTTATATCCCTGATGAGCTCATGAAGCTGCTCCTTGCTGTCCGAGAGTATCACAATATCGTCCATATAGCGGTAGTAGTACTTTACCCTCTTGACCTCTTTGATCCAGTGGTCGAAGCCCGAGAGGTAGAGATTGCCTGAATACTGTGAGAGATAATTTCCTATCGGTATCCCGGTGTCTCCCTCTGTGCTGTCGATGATCTCGCCTATGAGCCACAGCAGATCTTTATCCTTGATGAGCCTTGCATACTTCTGTTTCAGGATAGTGTGATTGATAGAGGGATAGTACTTTTTCATATCCAGCTTAAGGCAGTACTTACATCCTGCAGGATCGTTCTTCATATCCCTGAGCAGTCGCTTCATACCGTAGTGTATGCCCCTGTTCGGCATTGCGGAGTATGTGTCTGCGATGAAGTTCCTGAGAAGTATCGGCTCTATCACCTGCAGAAGCGCCCAGTGGCATATCCTGTCAGGAAAATAAGGCAATTTGGATATCAGTCGTTCTTTCGGACTCTCGACTTTTACAAAATTCACATACTGTGATGTGTGGTATGTCTTGTTTTTGAGCATATCCTGAAGCTGATACAGATAATGATCAGGATCCTTGTTGATCTCCTTGACCTCATAGTACCAACCTTTTCCTTTGCTCGCATTCTTGTGGGCTTTTCTTAAGTTGTCAATATCGTATACTTTTTCGTATAAGTGATTAAATCTTTTCATACTAATACTGCCGAGCGTTCGCCGAAGCTACCAGCACGGATTGTTTGTATTTGCCCGTAGGACTTTTATTTTTTGCCAAGAGGCAGGGCTGTACCAGTGTCCAGTTATAATTAGTTTGTGAGGCGCTCCCCGATATTACGATTCCGACTACCCGTATTATTCAGATTCCAATAGAAGCTGCCCGCATTAGTCGTATTATTCCAATTACCACTGAGATACGCAGCGCGAA